CCGACGCACGGTTTAGGAAACCGACCTATAACTACTAAATTTCAATGTTTTTTTTGATGTAGTGTGCTTAAGGGTGTGACTTTTGCTCCCTTATATGCTATATAGATTGTATTCGCAAAACTGATTTATGGCAATAAAAAAGAGGGCAAATGCCCTCTTAGTTAATTAAATATATCAGCTAGTATATCATCGGATATATCGCCTAGTACGAAAGCCTTTTTGATTCCGTGCTTCTTGATGTATGCCTTTGCCGATTCGTTCGTGTACTTATTGACTAGTAGTACAGGATAGTCACCTAGATTGCTTGCCACTAGTCCATCAGCCCACGCATTAACTAAAATCACAGTATCTGCGTGAGGGTAGAATAGGTCAGCAATCTTTGTTGATGTCTCGTATCTATCTAATCCGTCAAGCCTTGTTACCTTGCCGATGTCTGCAAGCTGTCGCTCAATATCCTTTGACACTACGCTATCGCCACCTAGTATGATGTACTCTAGGTCAGACTGCTTGTCCAAGAACGACGCTTGCTTGATTGTGAGGTAGTCGCCTACCATCATAACAGGGTATCTGACTGTCGATACAGACACACCATCAGCCCAATCCTTACCACTTGTGATGATTAGCTTTTTAGCCCCCTTTATGCACTCTTTAAGCACCTCTAGGTTTGTGTCATAGCGATTAGCACCACTGAGCACCTTTACTCCAGCACCATTAATCTTTACATCACCACCGACAACTGTTGTCTCAAGTCCATTAGTACCCTTGCACTCATCATATACTAGATTAGCATTTTTAGTGTATGCAAGATAGCCAGCACTAAGTCCATCGGCAAAACCTTTGCCATTAACAACAACCTTGTTAGGCTTTAGATGTGATTCGGCGATTAGGTCAGCAGTCTTATACCTATCTTCTCCATTGTACCTAGTTATCTTGACATCTGATGGAATAGATTTCTTCTCGACCACAGGCTGAGCATTCCCCCCATTGTAGTAATATTCTGCTCTGCGATAGAGTTCGTCTAGTCGGTCATACCATACTCCAGGGCAAGCTGTAGGTTTGATATCTTTGTGCCCTCTAAGTGGCAATTTGCGACCATAGAATCGCCATATATCAGCGATAAGCTCTGCCACTGTCTCAAAGTCAGCTGGTCTACACTCAGGGCGACACTCAATGCCGATTGACCTAGAATTTTCTTCCATATCTCCTGAGTGCCAAGCGACATTATTATAACTAACGATACAAGCCGCTCTGCCAGCCTCAGCTACTAGATGAGCTGACGCTCCACTTTTAGGATTGCACAGCCAATTAACTGGCGTCATAAATGCTTGACCCAGCAGCCCCCACCAATGTATCAAGATTTCTTCAGGATGATTCTGATTCGTTTCTCCGACAAAGTATTTGCCAAAGTTAGGACTGTCGTATGATTCTATAAATTGATATGCCATAGCTTACTCCTTGTCCTTTGATTCATTGTCTAGTTTTAAAATTTGCTTAAATATCTGATGTAGCCCTGTGCTTGCAAGTCCACTAATCATACCGCTTGCAATCGCTACAAGTGTGATTGCGTGAGCGTTGATACAGCCTAGCACTGCTCCCAATATCGTGACTGTGAGTGGTATGTACTTGTTGTCGGTCGGTAGGAACTTTTTCATCAAATAGCCTACAACCAAACAAACTGCGATAACTAGTGGGATGTAAAGATTTGTTAAAAATTCAAGATTCATGATATACCTCCTTGTCTTGAAACAATAAAAACTAATTTAGCTCAATATTCTCTATCTCGGCTCTTACCTCTAAACAATAGAGGTATTCTCCCATTGCGGTCTTTTGCTTTTTTAGTAAATCAATAGGACAAGACGGAGTAAATTCAGATGTGCCAGCGTCGATTTTTACTACGAGTTTATGTAACTTGAGATAGCGTTCTTTTGTTTGGTAATATTCGGCCTTAAAACGCTCTTTAAAGTCCTTACTGTTCATTAACTCGACTGTTTCCAATAGATTCATAATGTATCTCCTTTCAATATAAAAGGGAGCGTTATTGCTCCCTAATTTAATGCGTTTTGAATAACTATTGTCATTCCTGAGCCTATTAGCACGGATATGATAGCTTGTACAACTGCGTTCCACCTCATTTTAGGAACTTGCTCAAGTGCATTGATTCGTTCGCCTTGCTCGTTGAGTTCTTCCTGATGTGCGTCCATCTTTTGCACCATTAACTGTAAGCTAACATTCATCTTCTGAAGTTCGGATGTCATATTCTCAAGTGAGTCCATCCTCTTTTCAAGTGAGATGATTCCGTGAGTATGCTCTTCTAGTTTTTTTATGTCGCTTTCTCTGCGTCTATAACAATCTTCGCTTGTGAACTGTTCCATATGCCCTCCTATTTTACCCTTCTGCTCTGCATAGATATTTGATATAGAGGTAAGTAGCTGGATTATTTCCCTCTGCTGTGACATTAGCTCCTCCGATGTGTCTAGCACTCAAAGTCACCTCTGCACCAGCTGTCAGTGATACCACCTTCGAGGCAAGTCCAATACCTCCGCCAGCCCTTGTTGTGATAACTGTTGATGCAATTTCATTACCATTTGACTTGACGTAAATACCATTAAACGGAGATGCCGAAGTATCGTTATCAAAGTAGACACCAGCACTGATTTCATACAGTCCTCCCTCGCTGACTTTGATTGCACCATTGATGAGCGAAAACACATCGCCACTTGAAAACAGTGCGTTATTGAGCTGAAATGGTGTGATAACACCATTCTTCATGAGAATTATATTTTGCGTTGAGTTTGCTTGCATAAACGACCCAACAATTCCCTTAGCCTTAAAGAGTTCATCAGTGTATAGCTGATTTCCAGTTGCCTTGAGACTTACATTGCCAATTTTGAGCTCAGGTACATAGATTACATGCGATGAGCTTAGTCCGTCTCTGTCAAATACAAACGACTTGCTACCATCATGCATTCCAGCATTGACACCACCTTTAGGACCTATCACAAAAGATGGGCCTAGATTGATTGTAGCCACTGCACTAGTCATTGCTAGTCCTCTAGGTGATAGACTCGCTCTAATAGTTCCCTCTGCAGAGGTGTTGATATATCCGATATCAAGCGACTTATTAAGCGTGAGTTCCGACTCCTCGCTACGGATTACCACTGAATTTCCAAATGATGCATTCACACTCTGCCCATTTCTGATATTCACAGCCTCATTTGTGATAAGTACATTTGAGCCTGTCGCATTTTCAGGGGTTTCTGAACCATCTTGTAAGTCTGCAACCATGATGCCCTGGGGGGATGCTGTGATGTAGTTTGTGGCTGTCTTCTGTGCCTCTTCAACTGAAGTCCCTAGCATTGTGCTGATTGAGTCGATATCTTGTCTTAGTGTTTCGTCAACGATAGGATGCCATTGATAATCTGTGTAGTCGCTTGAAGGAGTCTCGACATCCTTGCCTAGTGCGATTCCTGTCCATGTATGAATACTTGAGTATGTGTGTGCAAAGTTTGAGCCTTTGTCATCACTTGCATATGCTATCCATGTATAGACTGACTTGCCATCCTTTCCGTCCTCTCCCTTGACTTTGTTCCATGTAAAGAGCTCAGGCTTGCTTAGGTCTACTGTCTCGCTTGCTTGTCCGTTGCTTATACCTAGATATGCTTTGCCATCTGCAGAGGATGATATTCCATTTCCGTGATTATCATCTGCATAAGCAATCCATGTGTAGAGTGGCTTAGGCCGTGGAAGAGCCTTGAGCTCGTTCGCAAGGTCAACAATCGACTGATAGATTCCACTATCTTGGATGAGATACTCGCCTAAAGTGGCCTTTTGCATTCCATCGTCGATAGATTCCTCCAGTTTGAGCAGTCTAGCCGATAGGTAGAGTTTTCCAGCCTCGTCAATGATGTTGATTCTATCGCCTATTGCAATATTCTCAGGAAGTTTATTGATGTCAATCTCGTAGTTCTCCTCAATATCTCTTATCTTCTTTAGCTTACCGATTGCGTGGCTACAAAGTGTCTTCTGTAACACTGTGTCATAGCTATATGTCTTTGTGATGTGCTTAAATGTCTGTGTCTTCTTTAGTCCGTCTTCTGATATGATCTCGCTTATTCTTCCCCACTTAGCAAGTGCAGTCCTTGAGCATAGTCTTCCATCTGCATCAACATAAAAGTCGCCATCGTCATATACATAGCCTTTCAAAGTGATAGGCTCGTTCTGACCTTCTGGAGTTCCACCTTTGACGATTAGAGCTGTTGCAAGATTCGATATAGACTTCTTCACAACGATACGATCTATATCACGATTCAGTCTGAGCTCCTCTTTTACATCCTTTCCTCTGCGTTTGTAGATGTTGATGTATTTGTGTGCCACTGTAAGCCCTTTGATGTCAAAGCTGTACGATACCTCTGCGTCAAATTGTTTTGACAAGCTAGCAAGCCTTTCAGTAACAGTCGCCTCTCCGTCCCAGCTGAGTTTCCTAGAGCGGTCTGAGATTTCATTAATACCTATCTCAAAGCCACTGTCTTTAGTCCACATCTCTATGTACCAGCTGATAGGCTTTGCCTCTGCAGAGGTAAAGGGTTCTGCTATCTCGTTTAATAGATCAAGTCCAGCATCTTCCGCATACACTTCGATATCCTGGTTCTTGGAGTCTTCCACAGTGTCGATGATGGTGTATACTTCATCTTTGCCATCCCTTGAGCATAAAAGCTGATTGCCAGTCGTTGTCATTTGCTCTAGCAGAGCCTTATTTTCGCTTGTATAAACGATTTTAAAGCCTAGAGTGGCAATACCTGTGTCCACTGCTTGAACCTTGCTGTCATCGGTGATTTTAAAGCCTTTGGATAGTTTGGTGGAGGCCATACCTAGTATGTTTAGTTTTTTATCTGCAAAATAGATTATCATTTAGATGTACCTCTCTCTGTACTTTAGTTTTATCTGTGCATTTTTTGTCCAGTCTGACATGGCTACATTGATGCGATTTGCTCCTTGCGTTAGCTTAAAGCCTTCCCAGTCATTGCCGATTGCTCCGTACTCAGGTGTTTCGAGATTGTTGACTATGATGCGTCCTTCGTCTCCATTCACTTTGATGTTGTCGCCTTGCGAAAACTTGTTTGGAATGTCGATGAATGTCGTCGTATGATCCTTAGTAAAGGTTAAATCATATAGCATATTCAGTCCTAGAGTCGGCTTATTACCATACGCAGCGAAAACGATGCTAATTTCGTTTACTTCTCTGTTGTCTCGATCTCTAATGGTTATTGATTTCTTTGTGCCATAGATATTAAAGGTCACCACTTCACCCACTTTGGTTACTGTGCATGTATTTGATGCGTTCTCAGAGGCTCCAGTCTTTAGGTTATCCCAATCAATTGGAACATCAGGACCATACGTGGAGATACCTACGTCTCCCTCGAACATCCTTGTCAGTGCGACTCTAGGAGCCTCGTATGTTTCTATCGAAAAGGCGGTGACAAGATGTCGCTCTGTGCCAGTATTGTGACAAAAGAGCACATTGAAAGCACCTTGCTGATTAATGATATCCTTTGACAAACAGAACTTGTGTGAGAATGTGCATCTAAAATTCATAGCTCCAACATGTCCGCTCTTATCTGCCTTTACCATTCTAGTTATAGAAGGACCGTGGAATTTTGTTCCATTTCCGTAAGTCTTTGCTTGCACCTTATCTGCGACTGTGTCTAATGCTCCATCAATTACCACCATTCCATGTAGCGATGGTAGATTCTTCTCGTTAATCTTCCACTCACTTGCCTTGAATGGATTGGTATATCTTGATATGTCGATTAGTCTTTCAGATGGTGGCAATGCTATTCCGTCAATCTCTGACGGATTGCCTAGCTGAATAATCTTACCGTCTTGGTTGACAAATGCCATATATCCACATGACGATTCTGGTAAAGACACCTCAAAATGTGGGTGTGCTGGATAAGTACCATCATAGTTAAACTCAAAAACCTTGTCTTTGCTCGCAGTAACCACCTTTTCCGTAAGTGCGTATTTGAATGGGTCAAAGCATTTTATAGAGAATTTTCCCACGACTGCGTTACGACCAGGATCTATATCTTCATAGCTTGATGGAGTGCCGATGTAGTATCTATCCTTTTCATCGTCGAAAATAAGCTGTGCATCCTCAACATTTAAAACTGCGTTGAGTTTCTCAAAGGCCCTTCGATATTCCTCGTTAGTCTCTGCGATGAGCTGAAAGGTCACTGTGATGACTCTAGCTGGATACTTTCGTCTTCGCATACTAGTGCCATCAGCTCCACCTGTAGAGTATTCGTCTATGTCTGATAGCAATAACTCTCTGCCCTTTACATTGAGCGTCTTATAGCCTTTGACAAGCTCTTCGATGTATTTGCCATTTATTCGTAAGGCCTCAGAGGGTAGCATTGTGCTACCCTTTTCGGTCACGTCAGTAAATCTATACACGTCCGTGTCTCCTTCCTTCCCTCTTCTCTCGCTTGTTTAATTCCTCACGCATAGGGTCTGCGGTTGCCTTTGCGATTTCCTTGCCATCTAGTTCGACTGGAACGATCACTGTGTACCTTGCTACTGCATCATAGTCGTACTCGCTTGATAGGCTAGCAGTAGGTATACCAGCAAAGCTCATCTGCCTACCGATTCCAAAGCTATCAGCTATGCTAGAACCCATTCCGTCAACAGTCCTCTTTACTTTCGAAAATGAAGAGGTTAATCCCTTGTCAAGTCCGCTCATGATTGCGTTACCAGCTGGAATAAGAAGTCTCTTATCATATTCGATAGGACCTTTATGTTTCTTAATCCATCCAGCAATTCCTCCGACAAAGTTCTTTACCTTTTCAAATCCAGCTGTGAGTCCTCCCAAAAATCCGTGGATGATAGCTTTTCCTATGCTCTTTAGGTCAATCTTCGAAATTCTGTCGACGATTCCCTTTCCTAGTCCTAGAATTGCAGTAAATACTTCTGGTATAGCTTGTACGATTCCGCTGATTAGCTTACCGATGAGTTCGACACCCTTTTGAATGATTGTAGGGAACGCAGCGACAAATCCACTGACCAGCGACAGAATAATCTGTGCTGCCGCTTGTAGTATCTGAGGTAAGTTCTCAATCATGCCATCAACAAACTTCATGAGTGCATTAAATGCGGTCTCTGCTATCTGTGGGAAGTTCTGAGCAATGCCTTTGGCAAGTGAGGCAAGCAAGTTCATACCAGTAACGATTAGATCAGGTAGATGCTCAGCGATACCCATAACGAACTGTGATAGCACCTCGACTGCACTTGTGATGATGCTAGGTGCGTTAGCCGACAATCCATTGACAAGTGTTTCAATAATGGTAAAAGCACTCTCCAGCACGTTAGGAAGTAGCTGAGCTAGTCCACTAAGGAAGTTAATCAGCAATTGTGAACCGCTATTGATTAAATCGGGTAACTTGCTTGTTACTCCCTTTGTGAAGTTAGCTATTACTTCAGGACCTTTCTCAACTGCTATCTTTATCATGTCGTTGATTTTATCGCCATACGCATTAGCTAGCACACCTAGTCCAGCAATTGCTGTCGCAATTAAGGCGGCTGGAAGTATGAGCCTTAAGCCTAAGCCCATCATCTTAGTAAGTCCACTAGTTACTTTACCGCCTACTGCTCCAAATGCACCGCCCAAACGACCGCCCAGCACGGTGATTCTATTTGGAATTGCACCCATCATACTATCTAGCACTCTAGTTGACATTGCTGAGGCCTTTTCAAATGGTGAGTATATGCTCTTCCATATCCTGTTGCCTCGTGACCCAATGTCAAAGCGACCTGTGATGGTCTGCAGTTTAAATAGGCCCTCTGTTGCCTTGTCTAGTCCAGCTGGTATAGATTTGATGCCATGATTCACAAGTCCAATTCCGTCGCTTACTAGTCCAAAGGTTTGAGGGTTGAATATCTTACGCCCTACAAAAATACCAGCCATCGCTCCACCTACTGAGGCAATCTCCCTTAGTGGAGCTGGTAGTTTACCAGCAGATGACGCTAGTTCTTCCAAAACTCCGCTTAGGCCGTTTTTCTCGAATGCCTCGGTCAATCTGTCGATTGCGTCTGATAACTCGTTTGTAGCCGTTGTCACGACCTTAATGCCCTTAGCATTAAAGGCCATGAATGCCGGCTGTAGCTTGTTTGATATTGTCTCCTTTAGTCCGTCAAGTGCTTGTCCGATGTCCTTGTACTGTGTCGCCATCTTCTGTAGATCACTACCAGCACCAGCAGTCTTTTTGATAGCCTCGAAGAAGTCCTCAGTCTTAACCTTGCCAGCTTGTACATTCGCTATGAGCTCCGATGTGGTCATACCCATCGTCTTAGCGACTTTAGATATTCCAGCTGGTGTCTGCTCTAGCATGAGCTTGAAGTCCATCCATGATACATAAGGCTTAGCTGCCATCTGTACGCCTTGAACGGATAGTGTTTTCATAGCTTGTCGTGGGTTTTCCGATGCAGCTGCGATTCCACCGAAGGCTTTTACAAGGTCTTTTGACCCTTTGACACCTACTGCGTCAAACTGAGCGAACGTGCTCGCCATGTCGGATGAGCTGTATATGGTCTGCTCTGCATACTTCTGCAGTTCCTTTCTAGTCTCAGCGATTTCTTTCTTGGTGTGTCCATTCATTTGCATGTTAGCCTCAAAGTTCTGCCATGCCCTTGATGACTCTATGAGCTCATTCTTCATTCCACCAATAGCACCAGTGACTTTGTTGAACGCAGCTTGACCAGCACCAGCGAATAGTCCAAAACCAAAACCTCTCGACAGTCTCGACTGTAAGCCTAGTACACTTCTGTCTGCCTTTGCGAATGTGCTAGTAAAGTTTTTATCTACTGCTGATAGTATCGCTTTCACTGAATAATCAGCCATGTGTCTCCCCCTTTCCTTGTTTCATTATTTTTCCAATTGCAATCAGTCTGTCGTTATCTCTCTTGATTCCTCTTGCCTTGTCTAGTTCTGCCTCGTAGTCAAAAAAGCTGTCAAATCGTGCAAACACAGGCTTGATTCTGTCTTTGCCAGCTTTCTTCTTAGCGGATGCAGCAAAGTTCAAATAAGCTTGCCAGTGTAGTTTGTACTGCTCGTCTACTTGCTTGAGATTGTGAGCCTTTACTAGTAGCTGGTATTCAGGAAATGTCAGAGTGTTCACCTCTTCAATTCGCTTAAACCCAAAGAACCTAAAGCAGTCTATTGCAATCGCCTCGTAGATTTCCTCTATTGACTGAGCATTCCCATGAGTTCCTTCTGTCTCTGCTTGAGTGCCTTCTCTTCTTCCTCTGCCTCTTTCGCTGCCTTCTGTATCTTCAGAGTCATGTTCTTGGTACAGTTGGCTTTCGATAAAAAATCAAGCACCTCATCAAATAGTCCGTCGATGTCTGTATCTTCGCTCTCTATGTATGCCATGATGTCGCTCTTACTGATTCTAGGTGTTTCTGTCTTATTAGCGATTTCTAGGACTGTGAGCAGTGACTCAGGGTTCTTGTCAAGTATTCCGCTGATATTAAACGCAAGGCCAGCCTTTTCCTTATTCTTACTGCCGACTGTCTCCACCTCATAGGTTTTATTTATTTCAAGTAAAAAACCCATTCCAAACTTAAAAGAATAGGTTTTTCCGTTGATTTCAAGCTCCATTGTGTTCATTTTCTTTTCCTCTCTCAATCAATAGATATAATTTTTGTACAAAAAAAGGCGGTCTGCTAAACCGCCCTTACTCTTCCTCTATGCTCCAGCTGTTGTGTCCTTGAATATATAAGACGCAACGGCCTGCTGTTCATTTGTCACTGTTACATCACCACGAACGCCCGAACCATTGATGCCGAATGTGAGCGATACTTCGACCATATCCTCAGCCCCCGACTTGATCTCGAAGTTTGTGAGATATCCCTGAAAATATCTACCAGCATACTTGTTCGCACCTGTACCAGCCTCTTCAAGGTTAGCCTCCCAAATCTCAACGATTTCATCGTTGTCTAGTGCATCCTCAAGTGACTTGAGTAGCTTATCACCCTTTGAAAGGATTGATGTACAAGTGATTTCTGTCTCAGCGACTCCTGGAGTTCTTATCTTTCCGTCTTTTGTTGCTGTTGAGTCAGCATCCTTTGACTTCGAACGTCCATTTTCTGTTACAAACGCAATCGCTGCACCCTTTTCTGTTGCTGCCTTTGACAAAAGTCTGTAAAGGTATACTATCTTTTTTCCAGCTACAGCTGTCATAGTTGACTGTGCCATGTCTATTCCTCCTAACTAATTGTTGTGTTAATTACTTTCTTATTTTGCTTTTAGCTAAATGTCCATGTAAATTCTAGTATTCCGTGCAATAATGCATGAGCGGTCGTATCGTCCTCCATGATTGTTTGATTGGTTTCTACTAGATTCCATGAGCGATTCTCTGTCGTCTCTATTCCTCTTACGATGTCCTTGACATCAAGTAGCATCGTAGAGAATGTGCCTCTCTTAAGCATGTTGTTGTGCCATACGTGAATAGTCAGTGCCACCGTGCCGAATAGTGCAGTTTTGTTCTGCGTGTCCGTCTGCGTGGTCCCAGCCATCACGATGAATGGATACTCAACCTCTTTAGATGGAATGACTGTATCAAATACTAGTATTCCAAAGCGTTTTTCTAGATCTTTGCGGACTTTAGCAAATATTTCTTGCTGTGGGTCTCTTCTCATTTCCACCTAACCTTTCATGATTTTCTTTACATCCCTTATAAACTTTGGTTTAACCTTTTCAAGAGCTGGCTTAACGAACGGATGCTCTTTCATGAACCTTGTACCGTACTCTAGGTATGGTGCGTACTCTGCTGTTGGCTCAACTGTCACGCTCATACCATCGTCGCCCTTACTGAGCTTGATGCTCCTTCGCAAAAAGCCAGTCTTGACGGGTGCTTTTTCGACCATGACCTTGTTGAGGTCTGCACCATGCTTACTAATGCAAGCCTTGACATCGACCATCTTCTGAGCGTGCTTTAACGCATCAGACAGCTTGTCTGCTCCGCTTATCTTGATTGACATATCAATGAACCTCGGAGGCGATAAAAGTCGTCTTGAACCTTAAATTTCGTCTCTTATCTATGCGATACTTCTTGCCTTTGTACTCGATATAGTCCGTTTTGATACCGACATCATTGGTTGGTACATGTATCATCAGCACGCCCTCTCTTATTTCGCCATACACTAGCTTTACGACCTCATCTGATGCGTCACAAACCGATGCAATGATAGGCTCATTGTATGTATCACCGTTAGTGTCATAGTCGCCCGTATTTTCGTCGTAAAGGCCTCTATTCTCTTCACATGGGGTGATTACTTTGTCGTATCTCATATAAATCTCACCCTTCCTTGAGTGCTTTTATCTTTATTCTTGAGATACAAAGCAATGTCCTTTTCGTATGGCTTAAAATCATCATTGCTCCATGTCATCTGTTCGCCCTCAACATTGTGCGATGTCAATCCTTCTGAGCCGATGCGGTTAAATCTTGCGACGGATACCTCAATGACAATGTATGATAGTTCTTGAGGCACTTCGTCGCTTGATAGCATGAACTTGAGTCTATTCTCGGTCAAATATACAATCTGACTTAGGACGCTTTCGTGCAGATAGCTTACTCGTCCTATTAGTGCCTTGATACTATCTAAATACATTACTCTTCGCCTTCGCCTTCCTCAGTTACATCTGCTCCATCAGTTGCCTCAGTTACCTCTGCGACTTCGTGCACTTCCTCGATTAGAGGGTTTCTTAGTGGATTGTCTCCGCCCATCAGCTCGTCGATTCTCCACTCTGCTGGCTCATATCCCTCTCTAGGATATGTATCGCCCTCGTTGTACTCAAAATAGGTTCTCTCGCCCTTTTTATCCGTTGTGAAGTCCTCTAGGTCATGGAACTGCTCTAAAACTCTATACATATTGATTTTCCTCCTTGTTACATAAAACAAAAGAGAAGGACTTGTTTTTGCCCTTCCCTTTATTTCCCCCTTTTAGGCTCTGTCTGTTGCCTACTCTCTAAAGGCTTATGCTCCAGTTACAGTCACCTTTGCAATTGCCTTCTTTGTGTCAGCTGGAACATATTCGCCAGCACTTCCAGCACCCTGTAGAGCTAGTCCGTTGAAGTCCTCTGACTCGATTGTTCTTACGACATTGATTCCAGTGAATGCCTTACCGCAATTCTTTACGTATGCGTATACCACTTCCTTTGTCTGGAATAGGTCAGCTGGTACTTCCTCAATCTCAAAGCCCTTGAATTTGAGTATCATATTGTCGTCTACGTTCACAGATGAACCCTTTGAACTTGTAGCAAGTCCGCTGTCTACGATTGCGTTGTACACATCAGGTCTTACCTTTGCCACCTTTACTAGTCCGTTGCGAACCTTTACATTTGTAAAGTGAGCTGATAGCTGTGAGAAGATTTCAGCAACATTGTCCTTTGTTACTGATACACCGCCAGCAATTGTCTTGCCAGCACTGTCAGAGATGAACTTTCCGTGGTGAATATTGAACTGTCCTACCTTAGCCTGAGCCTGTAGCTCTAGTCTGTCTGCTACTGCTGTCTCAAGGTCTGCGTTTACTGTAGCTCTGTCAAGTCCTTCGTGGATTGCCCATGTCCATGTGTAGTCCACATCCTTATCTGAGTAGATTACTTCTTTTCGCTCACCGAATCTTGATGTCTTTCCTGTGCCAGCACCAAAGCCTGTAGCTGGGTCATTGCTGTATGTACCGACTACTACTGGAATGTCTGAGGTCTTGATTGAAAATGCTGTCTTGTTATTTGCCACTCCATCCAGTGCCTCGATTGTGTCACCCACAAAGAAGTCCGCAAAGTATGCCTCTGTGCCGAATACTCCAGCAAGGAGCTCCTTGAACTCTTTGCCATACATTGTGATTCCACTTCCGTTATTCTCGCCCTGGGCAAATAGCTGTAGGTTGAATTTTCTCTTATCCATTTTTAATTCCTTTCTTACTTTCGTTTATGATTTCTTATACTTGGCAATCTTCTGCTCAAGTGGGCTGAGATTGCCGTTATTGTTATTAAAGTTGTTAGGTGTTCTGCCAGTTGCTCTTTTAACCTCTGCAGCCTTGAGTTCCTTTTCAACAATGCTAACAAGTTTCTCAATGTTGCCCTTTGTCTTTTCTGCATCACCATTGACTACTAGATCTAGCATATCCTTATTTGCCTCAATGCCAGCCTCGGATAGTAGAGTTGACGCTGTATTTCTGAGCTCCATCATTTCCGACTGTGCTTTTAGCCTTGCGTTTTCCTCACGCATCTGCTCTAGCTCGTAGTCCTTTTTCTGCTCTGCGTTCATCTTAGCTAGCTTTTCCGCCTCGGTCTGAGCCTTCTTCAAGTCCTCTTTGTACTTGTCCTCTAGCTTGGACTCTCTTGTCTTGATTGCTTTCTCGATTCTGCGGTCAAACTCTGCTTGATTCTTAGGGTCCTTTAGGAAGTCGTCAAAGCCGTTGCTCTGCTCTCCTCCGTTATTTCCCTCTTTGTTTGGTTCTGTAGGCTCTGTGCCATTACCACCATCGGTCCCAGCATCATCACCATCTGCAAATAACTGTAGTTCCCACTTCTTAATAACTTCCATGTTCTTTTCCCCTTTCGTCCAACACATTGGAATCATATTCCCCCATGTCATCCGCTGTTATAAGATTTATGACTTTTACATTATCGGAGTAAGCTGACGCCACTCCGTTTATGCCTATAAAAAAAGACTCTCTCAGAACTTTCCCTTGTTCTGATAAAGCCTTATGCTCTACGAAGGCTCTCCCTTCGCCTATGCTGTATTTTATTTCGTCGCTTGACAGATTCGCCACTGACTCAATATAAGTCTGTAATAGTGTCGATATGGCACTGCAAACGATGTCTTGTCCGTATGGTCCGTAGTCTGCGTGACCCTCAACGGATATTCTGTCATTGCTATTGTAAATTGTTATCAAATAAGCACCTCAATAAAAAATACACAAGCTCAGTCGAGATCTCGTGTATTTTATCTGCTATTCTTCTGTATTAGACTCCGGTTTAAAACCGATTCCATTATTACATTCTTTTACTTTCTTTGGTCTTCCTTCAAGATACCATTTTCGAGGAATGCCATCAGGGTACGCCTTACAACGACATTTGTGTGAATTTTCATCGTAGCAGAAGTGTTCACATTC